TACTGCTGGCGATACACAGGCTGTCAATATGTTTCAGCGTGAGGCCAAGGTAGCACAGTGGATTGAAAGCAAGCAGTTCAATGAGTTGATTGCAGCATGAAGACTGTGCAGCAATTAGTTGACAAGTACTATACATCCAATGATTTCAGTATGTTACGAGACAGAACTAAGAAGGACTATCAATACTTTCTTGGTGTAATGTGTGACAGTTTTGGAGATGTAAACTTTGACAAGCTGTCTAGCAAGCAAGCTAAACACGCTTATGAAGAGTGGGTTGTGCGGGGCATCAGCTTCGCCAACCACATCTGCACTGTGTCATCTATTGTGTTTCGTTATGCTATTGACATGGAGTATGCACAGATCAACCCCTTTGCCAGTGTTAGGCGCAAGACACCACCACAACGTAAGGTTGTATGGACAGAAGAAGATGTGCGTCAATTTCTTGACACTGCATACAGTGAGTTTCATTGGCGCAGCATTGGCTTGATAGTACACATGGCATATGACTGGTGTCAGCGACTAGGCGATATGCGCCTGTTGACTTGGGATAACTTTGACTTTGCCAATAGAAAGCTATCCCTTGAGCAGTCCAAGCGTAGGTCACAGGTAACATTGCCTATTGAAGATGACCTATACGATATGCTGATACATCAGGAGCAGGACTTTGGCTTTCAACAGTACGTTGTTCCTCGTACAATGCCTGTACAGGGGCAGTACCAGCCTTACAGCATAGAGAGGCTGTCTAAAGCTGGAAGGGCTGTCATGCGTGAAGCTGGGCTGTCTGAAGAGCTACGACTAATGGACTTGCGCCGCACTGGTACTACACAAATGGTTGAGGCAGGTGTATCTATGGGACAAATCATGTCGGTTACAGGACANAGTAATCCACAGTCGGTTAAACCATACATGAAAAATACNTATGCCTCTGCAAATAATGCATTGACAACTCGTAAAGCNTATGGTAAAAGCACTTAACTGCCGCAGAGAAAGTGATATAGTTATGAACATATATAATATAGTAAGTGATTTAGATATACCTAATGGTCACACAAAGAGAATGGCCTGTCCTAACTGTGGCAAGCGTACCTTTACTGTGACTAATAACATGGGTAGTCTACTGTGGAACTGCTATCGTATGTCTTGCGGTGTCAAGGGTGGAACTCGTGTCCACATGACAGTAGATGATATACGTTCCGGCTTGGGTAACGCCCAACAGTTTGCAGAAGCTACACCATTTGAATTGCCTACATACATCATACCCCATCGTGAGAATGTATACATGAACAGGTGGTGTGATACGTGGGGATTAGACATAGATGAATTAGGTTTNNTGTATGATGTAAAGGAAAGCCGTGTGGTATTTCCTGTCATGCACCAAGGTAAGATGGTAGATGGTACAGGCAGATCATTGTCTGGGCATCGTCTACCTAAATGGAAACGATATGGAAAAAGTGGCTTGCCTTATGCCGTAGGGTGTGGTAAAGTCGCAGTAGTTGTTGAGGACTGTGTGAGTGCAGCCGTGGTTGGTGGCAAATCCTTTGTCGGGGTTGCGCTTCTAGGCACATCATTGCAAGAGGCGCATAAAGGGTATCTTGCACAGTTCTCAACAGCCATAATAGCGTTAGACCCCGATGCGCTACCGAAGACGTTAGAGATGGCGAAGGAACTACGAGGACACGTGAACGATGTTCGTGTTCTTAGATTGACCGATGACTTGAAATATCGTAACCCCGAAGATATGGAGAAGCTAAATGGAATTATCACTGATTAGAAGTTTAATGGATAAGGGTTTCTACGATGATCATCGTGGTTCAAAATGTCCTGACCGCTTGTTCAGTAGTGATGTGCGAAAGATTAAGAAAGCTATCGACACTGCTATGGACAAGTATGAACGTACCGTATTACCAGATGAGATTGAGGCATTGTTTATGTCTAACAACCCCACTCTGACTACGGCACAGAAAGCGTCTTACTCTAGCCTGTTTGGGCAGATTAAGCGTGAGCAGCCTATGGGTAGTGACATAGCACAAGAGGTGCTATCCAAACTATTCCAGCAGGTGATTGGAGAAGACGTTGCTAATATCGGATTCGATATGGTCAACGGTGATGCTGCCACACTGGAAGCATTACGCAACTTGCTTGAGAGATATGGTGATGACTTTATTCCCAACCTTAACATTGAATGGGATGACATCAGTATCGAAACTCTTATGGCAAAGGCTGAGTTGGAAGCTAAGTGGGCATTCAACATACCATCAATGACCCGCAAGATTGAGGGTGTTAGTGGTGGTCAGCTTATTGAAGTAGGTGCTAGACCTAACACTGGTAAGACATCCTTCCATGCCAGCTTGATTGCTGCGCCGGGTGGGTTTGCTTCACAAGGTGCTAGGTGTATTATCCTATGTAACGAAGAGCCTACTCACCGTGTCGGTGCTAGATACCTAACAGCAGCGGCGGGAATGACAGCACGAGAGGTGCGAGATGACATGGCGAAAGCCAAGCTAATGTATGAACCTGTGATGAACAACATCAAGATTAAAGATGCAGGTGGTAGAGACATGGCTTGGGTTGAGTCTGTATGTAAATCATTCAAGCCCGACATTTTAGTACTAGACATGGGTGATAAGTTTGGTGTGGCAGGTAACTATGCCAGACCAGATGAGGCGTTGAAGGCTTGTGCTATCTACGCTAGGCAGATTGCCAAGACTTACGACTGTGCTGTGTTCTATATGTCACAGTTATCTGCAGAGGCAGAGGGTAGGTCACAGCTTAATCAATCTATGATGGAAGGCTCACGTACAGGTAAGGCTGCTGAAGCCGACTTGATGATACTGATTGGCAAGTCACCTAGTGTAGAAGGCCAAGAGGAAGATAGCCCACTGCGACACATCAACATCGTAAAGAACAAGCTTAACGGCTGGCACGGTATGGTGAACGTAGACCTTAACTATCAGACTGCGAGGTATGAGGGATGAGGAAACAATTCAATGAAGCCCTGCATGGTAAGCATGACAAACCTGCACGTGTTCGCACTATGGAATATATGCAGATCAAGGGCTACGAGATATGGGAAAACCCTAACACGTATGGGCAAGACTTGATTGCTGAAGGTAGCAAGGGCAAGTTCTATGTAGAGTGTGAGGTCAAGACTGTTTGGAGTGGTGCGGTGTTTCCCTATGACACATTGCAACTACCAGAACGTAAGTCAAAGTTCTTCAATGCACCCACATTGTTCTTTGTGTGGAATAAAGAGTTATCAAATGCTCTTATGTTTAAGTCCGAAGATGTTAAAGACTTGACACCAGTGGAAGTACCGAATAAGTATATAGCTTCTGGTGAAATGTTCTACCAGATTCCACTAACCCTGACAGGAAAAGTAAGGATGGATAGATATGAAACTAACACTTGATGTAGAGAATACGGTAACGCACCGTGGTGGTAAGATGCACCTAGACCCCTTTGAGCCTAACAATTCATTGACTATGGTGGGTGTACTGACTGACCAAGGACACGAGCAGCATTTCCCTTTTGACCATGCTGACGTGCCTAATCAACCTGATTACCATGAGCGTGTACAATGGTTCCTTGATCAAGCTACAGTACTCATATGTCACAACGTGGCACATGATTTGCTATGGCTTTGGGAGTCAGGCTTCAAGTATGATGGTGCAGTGTTTGATACTATGCTTGTCGAGTATGTCTTGCAGCGTGGTGTCAAAGAACCATTATCACTTGAGGCTTGTGCAGAACGCTATGAGTTAGATACGAAGAAGCAGGATACTCTGAAGGAGTACTTCAAGAAGGGCTACAGTACACGAGACATACCATACAACGAGTTGTGTGAGTATCTATCTGCTGACCTTCATGCTACTCAGCAGCTTGCTGACAAGCTATGGTATCGCCTTAACACCACGGCAGATGCAGGTCTGCTATCTACAGCACGACTGACTAACCGTGTGGCTAAGTGNCTGACTAANATATATCAGACAGGCTTTGCTGTTGACCTGACCAAGCTAGAAGAAGTGCGTGATGAGTTTGAGAATGAGAAGCGTCAACTTACGGATGATTTACAGGCTCATGTGCGTAAGCTCATGGGTGACACACCTATCAATCTCAATAGCCCAGAGCAATTGTCTTGGGTTATCTATAGCCGCAAGGTTATTGACAAGCAGTATTGGGGCAATGCTATTGACCCCTACATGGCAGACGCAGACTTCCGCAGCCTGATCGCTGGCGGCACTGAAAAGATATACAAAACTATAGCACAGCAGTGTCGCACCTGCAATGGTACGGGATACACTAGAAAGGTAAAGAAAAATGGTGAACCATTTGCGAAACCTAATAGGTGCAGCACTTGTAATACTGCTGGTTTTACTCTCTCACCTACCAGTGAGATGGCTGGCCTCAAGTTCAAGCCCCCTGCATCCAAGTGGGCAAGTGCCAACGGCTTCAGTACCAGCAAGCAGAACCTAGAGTTGCTAGAGTCTGCCGCCAAGCAGCGTGGCATGACTGATGCTGTAGACTTCTTATACAAAGTACGCAGGTTGAGTGCGGTTGACACATACCTGTCATCCTTTGTTGAGGGGATCAGTATGCACACCAAGCAGGACGGCAAGCTGCATGTACGGTTGCTACAGCATCGCACTTCAACTGGTCGCTTCTCTGGTGCAGACCCTAACATGCAGAACATGCCACGTGGCGGTACGTTCCCTGTAAAGAAAGTATTTGTGTCACGATTTGATGGTGGTAAGGTAATGGAAGCTGACTTTGCGCAGCTTGAGTTTCGTACTGCCGCTTACTTATCACAAGATGAGGTAGCAATTGAAGAAGTATCTACTGGATTTGATGTACACTCATACACCGCTAAAGTTATTAGTGATGCTGGTCAGCCTACGAGTAGACAGGATGCGAAAGCGCATACGTTTGCCCCACTCTACGGCGCAACAGGATACGGCAGAACAAAAGCGGAAGCAGAATACTACACACACTTCACCAAAAAGTACCAAGGAGTTGCCGATTGGCATTCCCGACTGGCTAAAGAAGCTGTGAACACACAAAAGATAACCACGCCTAGTGGCAGAGAGTTTGCGTTTCCTGATGTGGTACGTAAATCTACAGGGCGTGTCTCTCACTTTACACAGATTAAGAATTACCCTGTGCAATCATTCGCTACAGCAGACATTGTGCCTATTGCATTGCTGCACATTGATGAGTTGCTAGATGGTATGCAATCGTGTATAGTAAACTCAGTGCATGACAGTATTGTAATTGACGTACACCCTGAAGAAGAAACGCAGGTAATCAACGTCATAGAAGCTACTAATAAAGCACTACCTGAACTCATCACTTTACGGTGGGGAGTTGACTTCAACGTACCTCTATTATTAGAGGCAAAAATAGGCCCGAATTGGCTTGACACCAAGGATGTAACCTGATATAACTATGCATTCTACAACTGAAAAGGAGTTAATAAACATGAACGATATTACAACGATTGACACTAATAACTACGCTGAAATGGCAAAGGCTATGGGTCTTGCAAATGAAGCACCGGCACAAAAGAAACAAGGAATGTTCCTTGCTCGTTTGCGCATCAACCATTCACCTATTCTTGGTTCAGATACTATCAAGGTCAAGGGTGGTACTTATAAGTTAGAGATTCCTGATGGGCCTACGTATTATGCAGAGTCTGCCGTGATGCGTCCATTCATGCAACGCTTTATGTACAAGAAGTTTATCATGGGTAGTGGTGCTATCCCTAATCGTTATGTCAAGACTGTTATGGCTGATACCCTTAACATGGACTTGAAGGATAACGATGGCGGCTTTAACTGTGGTAAACCATCTGGTTGGATTGAAGACTTTAAGTCATTGCCTGATGCAACTAAGGAACTTATACGATCTATCAAGCGTGTACGAGTAGTGCTTGGTACAGTTGAATTGATTAAGCCAAAGGATGCAGATGGTAATCTTGTAGACTTGGATGTTACTCCATTCATCTGGGAAGTAGAGAACCGTGATGCCTTTAAGACTGTAGGCAATGTGTTTACACAGCTTGCTAAGATGAAGCGTCTTCCTGTGCAGCACAATGTTACTTTGAATACAGAAGAGCGTAAGCTGCCTAATGGTAACAGCTTCTACTTACCTACTACCTCATTGGATGTAACCAATACAGTTGAGTTAACACAAGATGACCAAGAAAAGTTTGCTGACTTCATGTCTTGGGTGACTAACTATAATGAGTACATCATCAATACTTATGCAGAGAAAGCGTCAACTAAGAATGATGTAGCTCTGGATGAGGTAGACATTGACGGTGTAGTTGATGTTGAATTTGAAGAAGAGGTAGCATAATGAACCACCCTGCTGAACTGGCATTGCATCAGTATATGGAGAACGCTGTTA